ACGGCGAATATCGGGGCGCAGGGCTTCGATATCGGCGTGACGGCGGCGATGGGGATGAACCCGCTGATGATCGGGCTGCAACAGGGTTCGCAGCTCGCGGGCATCGCGCAGCAGATGGGCGGCGGCGCGCAGGCGGCACGGGGGCTGTTGCAGGGGCTGACGGCAATCGCCAGCCCGCTGAACCTTGCCATCATCGGCTTCACCACACTGGCGGCGGTCGGCATTCAGGGCTTCAGTGCTCTCGCGGTCTCCAGCAAATCCCTTGAAGAGCGGATGGCCGAACTGACGACGGCATTTGACCGTTACAAGCGGTCGGCCGATCTCGCGGGTTCCAGCTCTGAAGATCTGTCGCGGCAATTCGGGGTCGGCGCCACGGCGGCGCAGGAACTCTATGCCATCCTCTCGGGTCTGGACCGTCTCAGCGTCGATCAGAAGCTGAAATCCACCAGTGATGCGGTCCGCGACATGCTGGGCCTGATGAAGGAGAACAACCGTCGCGGCGGCAATGAGGGCCGGATCGCGGATTTCTTCGATCTGGGCGGGTCGGGCTGGGGCAATGCCCGGCCCTATGCGGCATCGCTTGGCGCCTTTGACGATGCCGTGCGCGGTTTTGAGAAGGCGGAAGGGATCGATGCCCAGATTGCCGCGATGCAGACCCTGCTTCAGGAGGTTGATCATCTCGCCAGGCTGAAGGACGGGATAACCAAAGAGGAGCAGGCGCTGATCGACCAGCTGAAGAAGCAGGCCGATACCCTGCTCGGCATTCAGGCGATCGAGACCGCGCGGGCCGAGGCGAAGAAGCGACAGGTGGACCAGATGGTCACCGGCTACCGTCAGGAGGCCGACCTGCTGGCGGTGACGGCGCAGTTCGGGTCGGACAGTATCGAGGTGGAGCGGCTGAAGGCGGCGCAGGCCCGGGAGAATCTCGATCTGCGCCTGAAGGGCATCGGCGTCGAGAAGGGCAGCGCCGACTGGCTGCGCGCCCGGATCAGCCTCTCGCTGCAGCTGGCGGCGCAGGAACAGGCGGCGCTCGAGGCCCGCCGGGACTGGATGGCGGATCAGCAGGACCGGCTGGCGGCGATCACCCGCGAGACCGGGCTGATCGGGGCCAGCAATGCCGAACGGCTGCGGACCAATGCGCTGGCCGAGGCGGAGGTCGAGATCCGCAAGCGCAAGATGGGCCTTCTCGAGGCCGAAGCGCACCGGATGCGCGCGCTGGCCCGGGCGGCGGCCGAGGCCGAACGCGACCGCCAGCGCGCGCTGAACGATATTGCCACCACCGGGCTGATGGACGGCTATGACGCCCGGCTCGCGGCCGAACGCAATCCACAGGTGCGGGCGCAGATCGAGGCCGAAAAGGAATATGCGCGCCAGATCGCGGCGGGGGCCGATGCCACGGTGGCGGCGGCCTCGGCCGAGCAGGTGCGCACCCGGGCGCTGGCGGGGCTGCGTCAGGAACAGCTGGACGTCCTGCGCGGTCAGCAGGAGGCGGTGCAGCAGCTGCATCTGGAACTGGCGCTGGCCGGTCAGACCGAGGCCGTGCGGGCACGGGTGCTGGCGCTGGTGCAGGCGGAACGCGAGATCCGGGAACGGGGCTTTGTGGGCGAGGAAGCGGAGGCAATCCGCCGCAACGCGCTGGCGCGGGCCGAACTGGCCCGGACCATTGAAGCGCAGGCCGATGCCTGGAAGCGGGTTCAGTCGGCGGGCGAGGATGCCATCGACAGCGTGCTGGACCGTCTGCGCGGCGGCGATCTGAAGGGCGCGCTGTCGGAGATGCTGGGCGAGATCGAGGGGATGTTCTTCGACCTCGCGGTGCGCAATCCGCTGAAGAACGCGCTCTTCGGCACCGATCTCGGCACCTGGGGCGATGTCGGCGGCTGGTCGGGCATCTGGGGGCGGCTGTCCGGCCAGGCGGCGGTTGATGAACGGGCGCTGGTGGCGCAGGCCACGGCGCCGGTGCAGTCCATGTCGGTCACCGCCGCCACGGTGATGATCGGCGGGCCGGGCGTGGCCAACCTGCTCTCGGCCAGTACCGCCGGGGCGGTGGGCGGCTATGGCATGGCGGGTTCTGCGGGCCTTGGCGGCAGCGCCAATGTCCAGCAACAGGTCTGGGCCTTCTTCGCCGCCAAAGGCCTGAAGCCGCATCAGATCGCGGCGATCATGGGCAATGTGCAGGCGGAAAGCGGGTTCAATCCGCTGGCCGTGGGGGATGGCGGGGCCGCGCACGGGCTGTTCCAGTGGAATGACCGCGCCCCGAAGCTGTTCGACTTCATTGGCGGGCAAGGCAATCTGGGGAATGTGCAGGCGCAGCTTGAGTTCGCCTGGCAGGAGATGATGACCTCGGAGAGCGGGGCGTTCAAACGGCTGATGGCCTCGAACAATATCTACGATGCCACGCATGCCTTCACCGGCTTCGAGCGGCCGCAGGGTTACAGTGCCAACAACCCGACCAGCGCGATGCACTGGGACAAGCGCCTCGCGGCGGCGGAGGCCGCGATGGCGAAGTTCGAAGGCACCACGCTTTCGGCACAGGCGCAGCTTGGCACGCTGGGCGGCGGGTTTGACACGTTCGGCACCATGCTGGCGCAGGCCTTCACGGGCGGAGGTCAGGGCGCTGGCGGGGGCCTCTTTGGCGGCATCCTCGGCCTGATCGGTCAGGGTCTCGGCATTCCCGGTTTTGCGGGGGGCGGTGATCATGGGGGTGGCTGGCGCATCGTGGGCGAGAACGGGCCGGAGCTGGAGGCGACCGGGGCCGCACGGATCTTCAACGCCACCCAGACCCGCGAGATCCTGACTTCTGCGCCGCCTGCGGGCCGTGGGGGCGCGCAGGCCATGGCGCCGACCGTGGTGGCGCCGCAGGTTTCCTTCGTGATCAATGACCATTCCGGCCAGAAGATCGAGACCGAAGAGGGTGTGGACGATCAGGGGCGCCCGCAGGTCACCATGACCATAGGCCGCTCGGTCGCCGGGGCGCTGAGCCAGCGCGGCAACCCGCTGCGCCGGGCCATGCAGTCGGAATTCGGTACCCGCCCGACCCCGAGGGTCCGGTGATGGCGCATCCCGAATGGCCCTCTGAACTTCCGCGCCCCGAGCGCGACAGCTGGCAGACTCAGCTTCAGGACAGCCGCCAGAAACGGGTGTCCGAGGCTGGCCCGCCGGGCTGGGCGCGGCGGTTCAGCAGCGCGGCCCGGCTGGTCACGCTGTCGCTGATCCTGAGCAGGAACCAGAAGGCAATCTTCGACCGCTTCTATGAGCAGGACTGCGCAGGCGGTATCCGGCTGTTCTGGATGCCCGATCCGACGACCGATGGCTGGGAGATGCTGTCCGCGACCGGCGAGACGCTGCTCGATGGCGCGGGCAATCGCCTCCTGCTCTCGGCGCGCTGGCTCTGCCGCTTTGGCGATCAGGTGCCGGTCGAATCCATCGCCGGGCAGGTCGAGTTCCGCAAGCGCTTCAATGTCGTGGTGCTGCCATGAGGAGGCTCTCGCTCAATGCCCGGCTGGCACTGGAGGCCGAGGACAGCACCGAGCTTCAGGTGGTGCTGTTTCGGATTGATCACCCCGATCTGCCCGCGCCGATCCGGCTTTCGACCGATAATACCGAACGCCTCGCCTCGGAACCGGATGTGATCTACGGCACCCGCTCCGGCTGGGCCGGGGCCGATCCGGTCTCGGAGCCCTATCTCTGGGTCATCGCCTCGGCGCTGGTGCCTTCCGATCTGGAGGATACGCCCGCCGCCGGTCAGATTGTGCTGGAGGCGCTGGACCGGGAGATGGTCCGCCTCGTGCGCTCCTTCACCTCGCGCGCCACCATCGCCATGGCGGTGGTTCTGGCCGCCTCGCCGGATCTGGTCGAGGCCGAGTTCACCGACATGCAGATCCTCTCGGCCGATATCGATGCCGGGGAGATCAAACTGAGTTTTTCCCGCGACGAGATCGAGAACGAGCCGTTTCCGGCCGGGCGGATGTCGCGCGGCCGTTTCCCGGGGCTGCATCCATGACTTGGTCTGATCGCTTCATCGGCATTCCGCATGGCGATCTCGGCCGGGATCGCGCGGGCTGCGACTGCTGGGGGCTGGCCTGCGTGATCTACCGCGAGGAGCTGGCGATCAGCCTGCCGGATTACCTCGGCTACAGCTCGGCGGCGGAACAGGGCGAGGTCGCGGCGCTGATGGACGGGGCCGAGACCTCGCCGCTCTGGCTGCCGGTCGAAGGTCCGGCCATCGCCTTCGACATCGCGGTGTTCCGGCGCGGCCGGTTGCGCAGCCATGTCGGCATCGTGGTGCGGCACGGGGTGATGATCCATATGGCCGACCGCCGTGCAGCCGTTCTGGAACCCTATGACAACGGGCGTTGGAAACACCGTTTTACGGGCCATTACAGGCATGTTGATCTCGTTTCGGAGGTCCGGCGATGACGGTCGCGCTGATCCCCGTCACCGCCGCCCGTGCCATTGATCCCGGTTTTGGCCGGGCCGACCTTCTGGTGCCGCCCGGCCTGACCCTCGCGGCGATCATCGCACTGGCGCTGCCCGGTCTGGCCCCTGCGGAACGCGGGGCGCTGCGCGTCATGCTGGTCAGCCCGAAGGGCAGTGCGATCATCGATCCGCGCTTCTGGCATGTCCTGCGCCCCCGCGACGGGGTGCATGTCGTCATCCGGCTGGTGCCGGGGGATGATGCCCTGCGCTCGATCCTGTCCATCGTGGTCAGCGTTGCGGCGGTGGCCTTCGGTGGCCCGCTGGCGGGCATGCTGGGCATCACCAGCCAGCTCGGGGTCAGCCTCGTGACGGCCGGTCTGACCGTCGTCGGGCAATTGCTGGTCAATGCGCTGATCCCGCCGCCGAAGCCGCAGGAACGCGAGAACCGCTACAGTATCGGCGGCTGGCGCAACCAGGTGGTGCCGGATGGCGCAGTGCCGGTGGTGCTGGGGCGGCATCGCTATGCGCCGCCCTTTGCCGCCATGTCCTGGACCGAGATCGTCGGCGACTGGCAATATATCCGCAGCCTGTTCTGCTTCGGCTACGGGCCGCTGGCGCTGTCGGAGTTCCGCATCGGCGAGACCGCGCTGGAAGAGTTCGACGAGGTGGAGACCGAGGTGCGCACGGGCCTGCCGGGGGATGCGCCCTGCAGCCTCTATCCCCGTCAGATCGTCGAGGAGAATGTGGGCGCGGAACTGCTGCGCCCGCTGCCGCGCGATGATCTGGGCGAGGTGATTGACGGCGAACCGGCGGAAGAGGAGCCGGTGATCCGCACTACCGGCGCCGATGCCTCTGCCGCGAGCGTGATCCTCGCCTTTCCGGGCGGGCTTGTCGCCCATAGCAAGAAGGGTGATGCGAAGGCCCATTCGGTCAGCATCCGCATCCGCCAGCGGCTTGTGACGGCGGAGGACTGGGACGAGGTCGTCACGCTGGAGATCAGCGCCAAAAAGCTGGAGACCTTCTACCGCCAGCATAGCTGGGAACTGCCCGGTCGGGGCCGCTGGCAGGTCGAGGTCACCATGCTGACCGACGAGACCACCGACAACAAGATCCAGCAGCGCTGTTCCTGGGCGGCGCTTCAGACCATCCGGCCCGAATATCCGCTGGCCTTCAGCCAGCCGCTGGCGCTGGTGGCTGTCAGGATCAAGGCGACCCACCAGCTGAATGGCACGCTCGACACCTTCTCGGCGCTGGTGGAGCGGCCCTGCCTCGACTGGGATCATGTCGCGGAAGCCTGGGTGGAACGGGCCACTACCAACCCGGCCGCGCTGTATCGCCATGTCCTGCAAAGCCCGGCCAATCCCCGGCCGGTGGCGGATGCGGCTCTCGATCTGCACCAGCTTCAGGACTGGCACGAATACTGCCGGGTGAACGGGCTGACCTATTCCCGGCCGCTCGATGCCACCGGCACCACCCTGCGCGATGTTCTGGCCGAGGTCGCGGCGGCCGGTCGGGCCACGCCCCGGCATGACGGGCTGCGCTGGGGCGTCACTGTTGACTGGCCATCGGCGCTGATCGTGGATCATATCACCCCGCGCAACAGCCGGGGCTTCAGGACGCGGCGCAACTATGTGGACCCGCCGCATGCCTTCCGGGTGAAGTTCGCCGATGCCGGGAATGATTTCAGGGAGGCCGAACGGCTGGTGCGCTGGCCGGGCTATACCGGCGAGATCGAGTTGACCGAACTTCTGGAACTGCCCGGCAAGACCGATGCGGCCGAGGTCTGGCGCGAGGCGCGGCGGCGGCAGTACGAGGCGATCTACCGGCCCGACACCCTCGAGGTGACACAGGACGGCCCGGTGCGGGTCGCCACGCGCGGTGACCATGTCATGCTGTCCTCGGATGTCATCGATCAGGTGCAGCGGGCGGCGCGGGTGCGCCGGGTGACCGGCCAGATGATCGAACTGGACGAACTGGTCACCATGGAAGCCGGGGTGGACTACGGTCTGCGCTTCCGGGTCTTTGAGGATGACGAAGACACGGTTGGTGCCTCGGTCGTCCGCACTGTCAGCACGGTGCCGGGCGAGACGCAGATCCTGACGCTGGAAGGCGGTGGCGATCTGCCCGGCGTCGGCGATCTGGTCATGTTCGGCCGGGCCACGACCGAGGCGTTGCATCTGATCGTCACCGGCGTCGAAGCGGGCACCGGCTTTACCTCGATCCTGCGGATGGTCGAAGCGGCGCCCATCATCGACACGCTGCTGGCCGCTGACACGATCCCCGCCTGGTCGAGCCGGGTGGGCGCGGAACTGGACGAGAGCCTGCTGGCCCCGGCCGTGCCCCGGTTTACCCGCATCGCCAGCGGGGTGTCAGGTTCGGTTGACCCTGATCGACTGGACTATCTCATTGAACCCGGAAGCGGCGGGATCACGACTGCGAGCTACGCGATTGATCACCGTCTGAGCGGTGCTGCCAGCTGGACCACGGTGACGATCCCGGCCGCCAATGGCGGCGGCGCGCTGGAGGTCTATGCGGCGGGCGATGCCATTGAGATGCAGGCCCGGGCGATCAGCGTGTCAGGCGTGGAAAGCGTCAGCACCGCGATTGTCAGCCTGACCATTGGTGCGGGGGATGCGGATATTCCGGCGGCGCTCGATGACGAGGCGGTCACCGTGACCACGCTTCCGGGCGGGGCAGTGGTGCAGATTGCCGGTGTGGCGGACGCGGCCACGACACGGGTGCAGGTCTACCGCTCGACCTCTCCCACGCTTGATCCCGGGACCGATGCGGTGGGTGAGCCGGTGGCGCTGGCGGCGGGTCAGACGGTCTCAATCCCGCTGGGGGACACCTCGCGCGTCAACCTCTTTGCCAATCCGGGTATGGATGCCGGCGGCAGCTGGAGTCTGGGCACCGGCTGGTCGATTTCCGGAGGGCTGGCATCGCATGCCGCTGGCACCGCCTCGGCCATTGCCCAATCCACCACCTTCGCTTTGGGCAAATGGTATCGCTTCGGCTTCCGCATGTCCGGCGTGTCGGCCGGGACGCTGACGCCCCGGGTCACCGGCGGCACCAACATCTTCGGAACGGCGCGATCTGCAAACGGTCTCTGGACCGACCGGGTGCAGAGCGTCAGCGGCAATAGCGCCGCCGGTTTCGTGGCGTCCGCCGACTTCGCCGGGTCACTCGACGATGCCGTGATCTACCGCGAGACCCCGGGCTGCCTGGCCCAGGGCACCCATTACCTCTGGATCGAGCCGCAGAACGAGGACGGGGTGCCTGGCCCCGTCTCCGGCCCGATCCCAATCACTATCATCTGAGGATCAGCGCATGACAGGCGTCAACACCACCAATCTCACCAGCGTCCCGACCATCGACAGCGTGCTGGGCAACCGGGATGGCAACACTGTGCAAATTGCGGTCGAGCTGCTGGCGGCGCTGATCGCCGCACAGGTTCCGGGGCCGCAATACGAGACCCGCGCCACGCTCTATGCCGATCTCGACTGGCCCGCGAATACGCGCGGCGTGGTCTGGGGCGATGCGACCGAGGCCTATCGCGGGGTCTATAAAAAGAGCGGGGCTTCCGGGGCAGGCGGCTGGGCGCGGATCGGGGATCTCCCGATGACCAGCGTGGCCGTCGCCGCCCTCGCAGCCAAGGCACCGCTCGACTCGCCTCCGCTGACCGGCACGCCGACGGCTCCAACCCCGGCACCGTCTTCTAACGATGACCGCCTCGCCACCACCGCTTTCGTGCAGACAGTCGCGCAGATCGTGGCGCAGGCGGCGGTGGATGCGCTGGTCGCAGCTGCGCCTGGCCAGCTCGACACGCTCAACGAGATCGCGGCTGCCCTCGGCAATGACGCCAATTTTGCAGCCACGATCACGGCCGGGCTGGCGGGCAAGGCCCCGCTCGTGTCGCCAGCCTTCAGCGGCACCCCGACCGTGCCGACCGCCGCACCGGGCACCGCCACCACACAGGCCGCCTCGACCGCCTTTGTCCAGGCAGCGGCGCAGGCGGCGGTCAATGCGCTGGTGGCGGCGGCGCCGGGCCAGCTCGACACCCTCAACGAGATTGCCGCCGCCCTCGGCAATGACGCCAATTTTGCAGCCACGATCACCGCCGGTCTGGCAGGCAAGGCCAGCACGGCATCCCTGACGCTGGAGACCAGCCGCGCGCAGGAGGCCGAGGCTATATTGCGCGCGGTTCAGCAAGTGTTGGCCCAAACCGGCATATATGCGCTGCCGACGAACAATCTCGGCCTCGTTACGGGAATCGTTGATGCAGGCGGCAGGGTGCTCTGGGGGCAACGGCCGAGCGGGACGGTCTACGAGGGGGGATTTGTCCGATCTGTCTTCTCCGCGAATAACCTCGACATGGTGGGCGAGGTCATGACCGACGCTGAAGGTCGGGTTCTTTCAGGTACGACCGCAAAAGGCGGTGCTTATGTGGCCGGACTTCTTTGCGAGCCTCTGGGTGAGAACAGCCTTGATGCGGTCGGCGACGTCTATGTGGACGCGGATGGTCGCGTGGTCTTCGGGGTGACCTCCGGAGGGCAAATCATCGGCCTCGGGGTGCTTGATCGGCAAGGACGGCTGGAAATGATCATCGTGACCGGACAGTCTCTGGCCGAAGGCGGGGCGAACCTCGCAATCACCACGGTGCCGCCCTATCCTGACGGCGAAGCCCTGAAATTCGCGAATGGGCCGGTGGGCAAACAGGCCGAGATCATCGGTCCTGGCCTTGTGGCGCTGGCAGAGCAGACGAATGAGACGGTCAGCACTGGCATAGCCCGGCGCGTGCTCGCGGATCACCCTGACATGGCAGTGCTGCTGGCCGGGCAGGCCTGGGGGGGCAGGACTCTGGCCGAGATCAGTCTTGACGGTGGCCTGGGCATTTACGAGGCCATTCAGGCCCAGATGGATACCGCCGCCGCCCACCCCTCAGGTGCAGTCATCCGGGCCTGCGTGCTGATCCATGGTGAAGCGGATGGCATCATCAGCAATACCACCTACGATATTGGTCTGAAAGCCTATCAGCGCCAGTTCGCGCGCGATGCCATGACCCGGACTGGCCAAGCCGAAATTCCGGTGCTCCTGACCTGCCAGACCTCCAGCGCGGCAGGCTATCGCGGCAATGTTGCGACGCGGGACAGTTTCACGACGCCGTTTCTCCAGTTGAAGGCATCGGTGGATCATCCCGAAATCGTGCTGATCGGCCCGAAATACCACCTGACCTATATCGACCACGCCCATATCGACGCGCTGTCCACCCGTCTCTGGGGGGAGAAATTCGGGCAGGTCTGGCGTCAGGTCTGCATCGAAAAACGCCATTGGCGCCCGCTTTCTCCGGCGACGATCGCCGTCGATGGCAGCGATGTGATCATTGACCTGCATGTGCCGTTCGGCCCCGTTGTTGCCGACACTTCAGCAGTCACCGATCCCGGCAACCTCGGGTTCAATCTGATGGACGCCGCAGGCGCGACGATCACATCGGTAACCATCACCGGGGATAGCCAGATCACCGTCAGCCTCTCGGCCCCGCCTGTGCCGGGCTGGCGCCTGAGCTACGCCTTCCACAATGGGACGGCGGGCTTTTCCGGATGGGACTCTGGCGCGCGCGGCTGCATCCGCGACAGCGATCCCACTCTTTCGATCTACTCGGGCCAACCAATGCCGAACTGGCTGGTGGCCTTCCAGCACACTTTCTGA